CAATTGTTACACTTTCAATTAGACCGTGTGGCCGGAAATTGTCAGAGTAGCGTAGAACTTAGCACCTTCACGGAGTAGTTTCTTACCGTAACGAGTGAGGATACCCTTACGAGGAACGAAACCTTCGGGATCTAAGACTACTGGAGTCTGTGTCAGCGGAACGTATGGGCAGTAGAAATATCCGCTGTCCATGTAGCTGTCGCCCTTGTAGCCCAGAAGCAGTTTGCCTGCGGGGAACAGAGGATCTTTATACAGACGCCATCTATTTGCAACCGTTCCGACATACTGCACGCCGAGTGAACTCGTGAAAGATTCACTTGGAGCAGGAGCGAAACCAGCAGTTGCCGTCTCGAAAATCGCTGCGATTTCAGGACTGCAAATAACCCAGTTAGCTCCGCCACGCAGAGTCTTACGGTGGATTACATTTGAAAGTTCCGTAATCTTAACATACAGCGACTCATATCTCTCTTTAATTGTGTCGCCCCACGTGAACCCACCAGCAGTGTTAGCCAAGTCCCACGTTGCCGTGGTTCCAGCGGAAGTAATGAGGTCGTTGATGATCTCACGGTCGATTTCAAGGTTGATTTCCTGTGCAAGAACAGCAGTCAGTTCAGCTTCAGCATCTAAGTTATGCTGTGAGCGGAGATCTTGCTGTGCTTCATAGGACCAAACAGCCTTCAGCTTACGGGTCTTAGCAGCAATCTCTTCACTTTCGATAGCCAAGTTGACTTCGGGAAGATCCGTATTGCCGTCCATGTTGTACTCGTAAGTAAAATGGAAAGTATCAGAAGCAGCACAAACGTTGCCAGTGAAGTCCAAAGTCATCTCACCCGTTGCATGGTTCAAGTCCACACCATTCGTTGACATGTCGTCAATCAGCACCTGAGAACCAGTGATCACCGTACTCGTCCAAACTCCGCCAGCGGCGTCGAGTGTCGAGGTTTGAAGTGTGGTGCCACCGACGTTTTTAACGGTAAGCACAACCGTACCAGCAATAACTGGAGTGTGTAGCAAAGCAATAGCTTCGGTTGCTCCATTGTTGGCACCGCCGCCAAACAGTTCGCCATCTACAACCTGTGAGGAGTAGAAGTTCGAAAGGTTCGCAGTACCATCGGCTAGCTGCTGCATTGATCCAGCATCGTTAGCTGTGCTGTAAGCACCTTGAAGATCAGAACCGAGCATGCTGCCCTTGTTCGAGGCATAACGGAAACGTAAGTAGTATACGAGTCCAGTTGGGCCGAGCAATGGCTGCACGGAAACGATCTTGTTAGCGATCAACTGTGGGTAAATACGACGAACTAGCGGAATGCTAATTCTCTTAAATTGGGCTACGTCGCCCGTATCGGTTGAGACTTCGTTGACCAGTCTCTGGTTTTCAAGTAGAACGGCTGTAGTTTGTCGAATACTTTTGTCTTCGATACCGTCTAGCAAACCAGTCTGATTCCAACGACCCTCAAGTTCTTTTGCTTCGTTGAGCAATCTGGAGTTAATATTCATTTTTAACCTCTTAATTTTTTAATGGTTTATTTTTTGATGCCTGCGAGAGTTAGAAGATCATCCAAACCTTCGTCTGCGGACACGGTATCATTCGTATCTTCTGTGGTTTCTTCGTTGTTTTCATTGAATTCAGCAATGACTTCAACTTTTTCATCCACAACAGATTGTCCTTTTCCTTCAACTTCTTCTGCTTTCGATTCTCTTTCTTTCTGTTCTGCAATAACTACCGCTTCCTTTTCGGCTTCAACATGTTCTTGTTGTTCAACAAGCATCTGTTGAGTCTCATGGACAGCTTCGTTAAGTTTGTTGTTCTCTGTAGAAAGTCTAATGTTTCTAGCTTCAAGAACCTTCAGTTGACCCTTAAGCTCTTCGACATCTTTACTTGCCACATCCAGTTTGGCACTGGTGTTATTGGTATAGTCTTCGTCGGAGAGATAATCGGCTGTAATATCAACAACTTTATCAAAGGCCACTTTATGTTCGGCCATACGAGGATCATTAAGAATGTCCTGTTTGGCTTGTTCATAAATTTCAGAACCTTTGTGTTGTAGAAATTCGTCAACCTTGTCAACGATATATCCTTTCATCTCAGCGAGCTTTTTATCGTACTCTTCGTACATCTCGACTTCGATGCCTTCATTTTTGTTGCGTTCAGAAATTAACATCTGGTAGGCTTCTTCGTAGCCTTCTTCTAAAGCAACATCAAATTCGCTTTTTTGAGTACCAAGACGTGAGTTAAGATCAGTAATGACCTTATACGCTTCTTCGTAACCTTGTTCTGCTGTTTCTTCTGCGGCGGAAAGTTCGGTTGAAAGCTCAGAATAAGCTCCTTCCAACTTTTCGTTGTATTCTTTTTCAAGTTCCTCTTTAACTTCACCTTTAGACTCGTTCAAAGATTCCTCAACAGCAGAAGCAACTTCATTTACCTGGTCTTTTGGTAAGAGTTTTTTTAATGACTCAATAATTCTATCCATTAGATTTAACCTCACTTTTTATTTTGTCTGTTTCTTCTTTTATAATGCCGCTGAGTGCAGCCACAATAGCTTCTTTACTAACAATATGTATGCCGTAGCCATCATTTTTTGATGAACTACTATCAACATTATGGTTATTAACGGCCTCTTTCTTAGCCTTAGTGACTTTTTCTTGAAAAGCCGACGAAGTACTAGGGTCAGCTACGGCATCAAACGTGATGAGTTTGTAGCTTTCTCCTATAACTAAAATTCCATTTTCATTTACTTTCCCATTCCCTACGCCTCTTGAACTAATTCCAACACGAACCCCATCATTAATGAGGCTCTTTAAAACTTTTCCATGAGGAGTATTGAGAATTTCACCTTCTCCCATCAAAGTATTACCTTCCCACCACAATTGTGTGACAATATGAGATGCATTAGTAAAGTGAATAATACTGTCAGTTGGATGATCCAACTCACCAATTAATCCTCTTCCTTTGATGTGGTCATTCAGCCTTTTAA